CTAATCCCTACGTCAGTTCCTGGGTTTTCAAGGCTCAGGACTAAACGGGGGAGGGACGCAAGGCCCAGACTTTTCTGGGCGTTCACGTCTCGAGTGTTCAAGTATGATGGTAGCTTAAGGACTTCTCCTTGTACAGACTCCATCTCCGCGGTCCGGTTTCTTTGCCGAATCTTTGGAAAATTTAAAGGAGAATGTGATGACTTCTATAAGTTTGAAGCCATTAAGGAGTTCTACACTGTTGAGGTGGATGCGCGTAGCCCCGATCTTGATTGGGACGACGTTAATTCTCCTTTCTTCTCAAGTCAGAGGAGAGAGCTTAGTGTTGTCGACATCACTGCCGACGACGCTGCGTCTCTTTACGACGACTACGGAGGGTGGTCCCGAGTTTCGGGTGACCTGCAGCGCGTCGCTGACGTCGTTGTGGGATTACTTCCGGAATTCGATCCATACAGCATTAGCTGCCGCCATGGACCCGGTGCAGTTTCAGACGGAAAATCTGGGGAGAGTAAGTACTCTTTCCCAAACTGGCCTCACAAACTCGAGACTGTGTTTCCTTTCGACTGGCACGGTTCTACCTGTTTCACAACAGATGGATTAGTGCCCGAAGATCGGGAGGCAGTTTCAAAGTTAATGTGTGTACCCAAGACCATGAAAGGGCCACGGCTCATTGCCGCGGAACCGATCGCTAATCAATGGGTACAACAGGGCCTCGCCGACTGGTTCCTTTATGCCTTTAACCACTCCGTTCTTGGAGAGGCCGTAAGGATTCGGGACCAAACGTTTAACCAACAAAGAGCCCGTTGGGCTTCCGGTGGTGAAGGCGCTACAGTCGACTTGAGCTCTGCGTCAGATCGTCTGACGTGCTATCTAGTAGAGAGGATGTTTCGGCGCAAGCCGACGCTTCTTTCTGCGATGATCGCATGCCGAACCCCGTTGCTAGTCCAGTCGCCAATGGCTAAGGACAAGCGCTTTCCGGATAAGTTAAAGATCCGAAAGTTCGCTTCGATGGGTTCAGCACTGACTTTTCCAGTCCAAAGTGCCGTCTTTGCTATGATCTCCTTTGCTGCGGTTGTAATTAGCCGCGGTGAGAGGGTGAACGTAGAGTCGGTGAAGAGGGCTGCGGAGAGTGTCGCGGTCTACGGGGATGACTTAATAGTCCCCGTGAGTTCGCTTAGGCTCCTGAAGGCGCTCCTCGCGTCTTTGGGTCTCAAAGTCAACACGCGCAAGACTTACGGAGCTGGAAAGTTCCGTGAGAGCTGTGGCGCTGACTGGTACGACCATGTGGACGTAACACCTGGTTATATAAGGTCTGACTTTGACCCTACTGCCCCAGGCACCATTAGTACGATAGTGCAGACTTCAAATAACCTCCATCAAAAGGGGTTGTGGCGGACTGCCGATTTCGTATTAAAGAGGTTACCAAGGCGGGTTCTCGAGTGCATT